CCATAGACGAGGACAAGCGTGTTCTATTGGGTGCAGCACTTGTACCTAATAAGCCTATCTATCGTAGAAGCGGTGAAGATGAGTATTACATCTACTTCTCGCAAGACACGGTTAGAAAGGCAAGTGAATTGTTCTTCATCAACGGCAACCAAAACAAAGCCACATTAGAACACCAAATAGACATTACAGGCTTGAGTGTTGTAGAGAGTTGGATTATTGAAGGTGAGCAAGACAAGAGCAAGATGTATGGTATGAATTTACCTGTAGGCACTTGGATGGTTAGTATGAAGGTTCACAACGATGAGATTTGGAACGACTATGTGAAGAGTGGTAAGGTCAAGGGCTTCTCTATTGAGGGTTACTTCGTTGATAAGGTTGAGGCAAGTAAGCAAGACCCAGAGGAGGACAAAGCAGAGGAGCAACTCAATGCTATCAAGGCAATCATTAAGAAAGACCTCCGCACAAAAAAGGGTAAGCGTACTGAACTTGAAACATACAAGGATTACCCCACTTCGGTACGCAACAATGCAAAAAGGGGTATAGAGTTAAACAAGAAGGTTAACAACAAGTGTGCTACACAGGTAGGAAAGGTTAGAGCGCAGCAGTTAGCGAAAGGCGAGGCTATAAGTGTTGAGACCATTAAGCGTATGTATAGCTACTTGAGTAGAGCAGAGGAATACTATGAAGAAGGTGACACAAGCTCTTGCGGATATATTAGCTATCTACTATGGGGTGGCAAGAGTGCCAAGAGATGGGCAGAGAGCAAACTGAAGTCATTAGACAAAATCTAACAGAAACACACTTAAACAATTAACATAATATGAAAAGAATATCGCTACATAAGGTGATGGCTAAATTAGCCGAAGAGCAAAGAGTTGAATTAGCTTTAGTTGATGACTTTAAGAAAGTTCAAGACAAAGCAATTCAAAATTCTTTAGGCTACATTGATGAGGCAGATGCTGCAAAGGGTTTCTTGTCAAAAGCATTAGATTCTGCTGAAGCATCATTAAAAGACTTCCAGAGAGCAGAGAAACTACACAACGAGTTAGAGGCGAAGTTCAAAGAGTTGGGAATTGATGTACCTGCTGAAGCGAAATTCAACCGTGCTGCTATGCAATCTACTGAAATGGATGTTAAGCGCATAAGAGATGCATATCAAGGATTCTCAATAAGAAGATAATATGAAACAAGGAAAAACTGAAAAGGCGGTATTCGCAAAGCTCTCTACCGAGAAGGTGGAGTTGGCTTCAATGAAAGACCTTGATAAAGTTACTCAAGCATTGGATACGGCAAAGGTTCGTTTGAATCAAGAGAAAGATGAACTCGCTATATTGATGGGTAAACTTCAAACTCGTGCAGACCAAGCTATTAAATTTACCTACAAAACTGACAATATGATTATGGCAACAGAGTCAATAATTCGTGAGTTGGTTGCTCAAGCAAGAGAATTAGGCATTGACCCTAATGACCTTAAAGAGATAAAGGAGTTTAACAAAGAAAAAGACTATGTGAATGGTCTTATATCCGACATACAAGTATTAGCAGATAAAGCAGATAAACTATAATATGAAGTCACAAGAAACATTAGGAAAGATTATGGAACTCCTTAACCTCCAAGACGAGATTAAGTTAGAGTCTATGAAGTTAGACAATGGCACTGTCATTGAAGCAGAAGCGTTTGAAGCTAACCAAGAGGTATTTATCGTAACTGAAGATGAGCGTATCGCTCTACCTGTAGGTGAGTACACATTGGAAGATGGTCGCATCCTTGTAGTAGCAGAAGAAGGTGTCATTGCAGAGATGCGTGATGGAGGTGAAGAACCTGCTGAAGAACCTGCTCAAGAGGAAGCTCCTGCTGAAGAAGTAGAACAAGCTGAAGAAGAGCCTAAAGAGATGAGCTACGCTACTAAAGAAGAGTTATCTGCCGCAGTAGAAGAGATGAAGGCTATGATTGAAGAAATCAAAGCAATGATGTCTCCTAAAGAAGAAGAGATGGCTGAAGAGGTTAAGGAAGAAGTGAAGGAAGAGGAAGTAGAGATGTCTGCTGACGAACCTGCTGCCAAGCCTATCAAGCATTCTCCAGACACGAAGCCTGTAGAGATGCACCAATTCTCTAAAGGAGCAAAGGGAGACACACTATCAAGAATCTTTAACAAACTCGGATAATGAAGAAAGTAGAAAAACTATGGGCAGAGTTATCTGCCAAACAAGTTGAGAACACTCAAGAGGTTGAGTTGAGCGAAGAGCAGAAGGTTGAGTTATCTTCTGTTGCGGAAATTAAGCAAATTCAAGGTAAGATGAATAACTTGAATGGCTCATCTAACAATAGTTTAGGTCGCGCTCAAAAAAACATTGAGGCGGTAGCCAGAGCAAAAGAAGATATTCGTGACTCTATTAGAGATATGGAACAAGATATTTCTGATGCTTCTAAATTTATGAAAGAAGGTAAAGCGGCTTTATCGTCATTTAAAAAAATGGCTAAAGAATTAGGGTTAGATGCTACCTCTTCTAAAGAATACAAAGAGCTTGAGATAACAGTCACTAACGATATGGTAGACATTCTCAATGACTCTAAAGAGACTTTGAAAGAATTAAAGTCTTACGCTAAATAATAACAACAATCAATAATTAAATAAATAGAAAGATGGCTACATCAATCACAACTACATATGCTGGAGAGTTTGCAGGAAAATACATCTCTGCCGCATTGTTATCAGCCGACACTATTGAAGGTGGCGGTATTACTGTAAAACCAAATGTAAAGTTCAAAGAGGTAATGAAAACTCTTTCTACTAACGCATTGGTAAAAGACGCTGCGTGTGACTTCGCTGACCAAAGCACAGTTACTCTTGCAGAGCGTATCCTACAACCAGAAGAGTTCCAAGTAAACTTGGAATTATGTAAGAAAGATTTCCACAACGATTGGGAAGCAATCCAAATGGGTTACTCGGCTTTTGATAGCCTTCCTCCATCATTCGCTGATTTCTTAATCGGTCACATCGCTGCTAAAGTAGCACAGAAGACTGAAGAGAACATTTGGCAAGGTGCAACTGCTAACGCAGGTGAGTTCAACGGATTTGAAGCTCTATTAGCTGCTGATGCAACAGTTGTAGATGTAACAGGTACTACTGTTTCTGCTGCAAATGTTATCACTGAATTGGGTAAAGTAGTTGATGCTATCTCTACCGCAGTATACGGAAAAGAAGACCTATACATCTATGTAGCATCTAATGTTGCTCGTGCATACATCCGTGCTTTGGGTGGATTCGGTGCTTCAGGCTTGGGTGCTAATGGTGTAAACAACGAAGGTACTACTTGGTTCAATGGTGGTGACCTTGCTTTTGATGGTGTTAAATTGTTCGTATGTTCTGGCTTGAGCGACAATACAATGGTAGCAGCACAGAAGTCTAACTTGTTCTTTGGTACAGGTTTGTTGGCTGACCACAACGAAGTGAAGCTAATTGATATGGCTGACCTTGATGGTTCACAAAATGTTCGTGTAGTAATGCGTTTTACCGCAGGTGTACAATACGGAATTGGTGCTGACATCGTACTATACTCATAAGAGTTAGTTTAGTTAATAATTAAAGGGGCAGGTAGGCATATGCTTGTCTGCCCTTTTTTATAAAAAAAATAAAAGAAATTATGGCTTGTGATTTAACTAAAGGTCGTGCGTTACCTTGTCGTGAATCAGTAGGTGGTCTTAAAGCAGTTTACTTTGTAGACTTCGGTGATTTAGGAACTATCTCTGTTACATCCGATGAGGTTACTGATATGACAGGAACATTCTCTGCTTACAAGTATGAGCTGAAAGGCACATCAAGTGTAGAGCAAACAATTAACGCTTCTCGTGAGAACGGAACAGTATTCTTTGACCAAGCGGTTAGCCTTTCTTTGCCTCAATTGAGCAAGGAGGATAACAACGAAATCAAGTTATTGGCTTACGGCAGACCTCACATTGTTGTAGAGGACTACAACGGCAACGCTTACTTGGTAGGTCGTGAACACGGAGCAGATGTAACAGGTGGTACTATTGCCTCTGGAGCAGCTATGGGAGATATGAGTGGTTACACTCTTACCTTCAATGCTATGGAAGTAACTGCTGCTAACTTCATTGCAGGAGCAACTGATGGCAACCCATTCGCAGGAATGAGTTCAGCTACAGATACTATTGTTACTTCGTAATTAAGTAGTATATTAGCAACGGCACTTGACATAGGTGTTTTGGTTTGGTTAGGGCAGCTCTTCGGGGTTGCCCTTTCTTTTTGATATAACACTTATACCTCTTGGTGGTTAACCTATTATGCATATAGTAACTACAACAGACAAGAAGATATATTTCGTTCCAAGAGCGTTTGATACAAGTGTATCTGTTAAGATTACAGATGAGGAAACCAATGTGTCCGCTACGGAGTCTCTAACGGCTACGAAGGAGGCGAATTACTTGCATATAACACCTTCTTATACATTCGTAGAGGGTAAGTATTACACCATAAGAATAACAGGCTCTAACGAGATATATAGAGGTAAGGTTTATTGTACGAATCAAACCGACCTTGAGAAGTTTAGTGTCAACAATGGTGAGTTCACCTATTACGAGGATACTGATAATGATAATCAATACATTTACCGATGAGCAATATACGCATCGTAAACCTTGCAACGCATACTACCCCACAGGTTGTAGAAGACAATCGTAAGCAGTGGGTAGCCTATGGCGAGGATAATAATTACTTCCAATACCTTATAGACAGGTACAATGGTAGTGCTACAAACAATGCCATTATAAATGGTATGAGTGAGCTTATCTACGGCAAGGGGCTATACGCTACCGATGCTCAAAGAAAGCCAGACCAATATGCACAGATGAAGTCTCTGTTCTCTCGTACTTGTATGAGGAAGGTGACCTTTGATTTGAAGGCTATGGGTCAAGCAGCATTCCAAGTAATCTACAATAAAGACAAGAGTAAGATTGTACAAGTAGAGCATATGCCTATTGAGACCTTACGCTTTGAGAAGATGAACGAGGATGGTGATGTATGTGGTTACTACTACTCCAAAGATTGGACAAAGATTCGTAAGAAAGGCTTTGAGCCTGTACGCATCCCTGCGTTCGGTCACGGTGAGAAAGGTGAGGGTCTTGAGATTTATTGTATCAAGCCTTATCGTAGTGGATTCTATTACTACTCACCTGTAGACTATCAAGGGGGATTGCCTTATGCAGAGTTAGAAGAGGAGGTAGCAAACTACCACATCAACAACATTAAGAACGGACTCTCACCAAGTATGTTGATTAACTTCAACAATGGTGTGCCAACGGAGGAAGAGCGTGAGCTTATAGAGAGACGAATCATACAGAAGTTTAGCGGTTCATCTAATTCTGGTAAGTTCATCTTGGCATTTAACGATAACAAGGAGATGGCGGCAAGTATTGAGCCTGTACAGTTATCGGATGCAAGTGAGCAGTACCAATTCTTGGCAGACGAGAGTATGCGGAAGTTGATGGTAGCCCATAGGGTTACTTCACCTATGCTTATGGGTATTAAGGACAATAGTGGGTTAGGTAACAATGCTGATGAATTGAAGACTGCAAGTCTCTTATTCCACAACACGGTTGTTAGACCTATTCAAGAGTTGATATTAGATGCTTGTGATGACATCCTTGCGGTGAACGAGGTGAGCCTTAACCTATACTTCAAGACCCTACAACCTTTAGAGTTGCAGATTGATATGGCAGAGGAAGTAAAAGAAGAGTTGAGTAGCGACTGCGGATGCAAAGACGAGTTGAAGGATGCTGATGACCCTTGTACGGAGGGTTATGAGATGGTAGGTATGAAGATGAAGAACGGCAGAAAAGTACCGAACTGCGTACCTATAGAACAATTAAGCGAGGATAGCCGCCCTTTTCTTGATGACGAGTTAGCCCACGAGATGTTAGATGCATTGGCTGACTTGGGTGAGGAAGAGCCAGAGGGCTATGAACTCATTGATGCAGAGATTGTAGGAGACGATGAACCAGAGGAGTTTGATACTGAAGAATACCTCAATGGATTAGTCAACTTATCCGCTACACAAGACAGTAACCAAGACTCCGAGATATACAAGGTGAGATACAAGTATGTGAAGGGTACAAAGAAGACTTCTAAAGGCTCTTCTCGTGCTTTCTGCAAGACTATGTTATCTCAAAAGAAATTGTACCGCAAAGAGGATATTGGTATGATGAGTGCAAGAGGTGTTAACAAGAGCTTTGGACACAAGGGTAGAAACTATTCTTTGTTTAAGTACAAGGGAGGAGTAAACTGCTACCATAGATGGGAGCGTAGAATCTACAAGAAGAAAATGAAGAAGAATGGTGAACCTTATGGTGGCGATGCCCTACGAGGAACTAAATATGTTAATGTTAACCAAGCGGTAAGAGCAGGATTTAAACTACCTAAAAACCCTAAAGAGGTAGCTACTGCACCGATTGATATGCCAAGACAAGGGCATCACCCTAATTACGGAAAATAATGGCAAAGGTTTTATTCATAAAAAGAGACGATTTAGTACGCAATAGCGTAATCTCTGGAAATGTAGACTCCGATAAGTTCTTGCAATTTATAGAGATTGCACAGGAGATACACATTCAAAACTACTTGGGTAGTAAGTTGTACGATAAGTTGCGTGAAGACATCATAGCAGATACACTACCTGTAGCTTATGCAACTTTGTTAGATGACTATATACAACCTATGTTGATCCATTGGGCTATGGTAGAGTATTTACCTCACGCTGCCTATACGATAGGTAATGGAGGTGCTTACAAGCACACGGCAGAGAACAGTATAGCGATGGAGAAGAACGAGGTGGACTTCTTAACGAATAAGCACAGAGATATAGCTGAACACTACACTCGTAGGTTTATTGACTTTATGGCTTTTAACAACTCAAGCTATCCCGAATATAATGGAGCAACGAATGACGATATGTACCCAGACAAAGATGCGGTCTTCAACGGTTGGCAGTTGTAAGAAACGCTACGAGCCAAAGGAGGTTAACCTAAAAAGGCTACAGAAACTCGTAAAAAAATTAGAGAATAATGGCAAGTGATGAAAAAGGATATGGAGCAATCTACGGCTCTACTTGGTGGGGTAGTGGTGATGCATTTACTAACCAAATAGGTTGGGGGAGTGCAATGTTCTATATATTAGACCCTGCACAATTCCAACAAAGAGCATTAGAGGATGGTGCTACGATGGAGGCTTTTGAGTGTGTTTCTAAATCTTTGAGAAGATTCCCACAAGCAGATAGAGGCAGACAATTAATGGATGCTTATGAT